CTGTCGTGGATGCTCGCCTCAGTGGCTATCTTCCAGGTGATGTCCTGCCTGACACCGTACACAGCCTGGGACCAGTCGCCAGCCACCAGGAGAGACTTGGTGGGATCGAATGCTCCGTTGTTGGGGAAGTCCATGGGCGCGCCGTCCAGGAGGTACCTGTTGGCCTGCTTCATGTCGGTGGTGAAGATGGGGACGCCCTCCGAAGATCTCAGTCCTCTGAGCTTGCCCTTCATGCTGATAGCAGCCAGAGCGCCATTCACCAAATAGCCGTCCTGCTCTACCAGAGAGAAGAGTCCATTGTCCGCCAGGATACCGTCGTAGAGGTCCGCGAAGGTCAGGCCAGAGCCGATCTGAGAGCTGACGTCGATGGTGTTGCTCTTGGTTCCGCACTGAGTGACAATGCCATCCGGCCAGTTCGCGGGCGCAATATCACCGGAGCTGTCGTAGAGGATTGCCTGATCAATGAGCTTGCCTGCTGCCTCCACCAACCTGGGCTTAACCATGCCCCAGAGATCGAAGTTCTGGGCGGCCATGTCGGCGATTACAGACTCCGGTACCGGCACTATGACAGCGATCTCCTCGATATACATGGTCACGCCGGACCATGACATGTCGGTCGTCTTCTTGGTGTTTGTCGCACCCCGAGCAGCAGCCACTTCAGAGACGAAGTACGCGGTGGGGAAGGCGTTCATCATCGGAATCTTGTAAGTAGCTGCATTGATAGGCGGCAGCCTCTTCATCATCCTGAGACAGAATGAGGAAGTAGGAAGAGCCTCGATGATCTCTTTGCTCTGCTGGTCTGGCAGCAAATAAGAGCTGGCATCAGACCTAGAAATATAATTGCTGTAGTCAGTCATAGAATTACCTTACCTGCCCCCCCTGCCGGTGGCATCGAGGAAGGCTTGATTAAATGGATTCCGAGCGGGATTGGCGTTGCCTGGTGGCGTTCTGCCACCCACCTTGTCCAAGCCCCTTTCTTTGGCCCACTCCTTCGCGTCCTGCTCAACTTCTTCGGGAGTTGAACCTCGGAGCCTGTCCCAATCGGCCTCAGGAATGTTATACTTCCGCCCGGACTTGATCCGGGCCTTTTCCAGCTCGACGGAGCCCTTCAGAGCCTCGTGCTCCGCCTTGAGTTTCTGATACTCTTCGGCTGCCTTCTGCTCTTCGGTCTTCTTCGACTGTTCATACTGGTCCCAGGCATCGGCCTTCTTCTTCATTGCATTGAACTTTGTAGAGTACTCCTTCCGGAGCTTTGCATCCAAAGCATTGAAGTCGTCTTGTGTATAGGTCGTTTGCTTCTGGTCTTGCTGATGCTGATCTCCAGCATCCCCGGTGTTTCCGGTATCATCTGAATTTTCGGACATGGTATAATCCCCCGCAAAAGAGATCCCGCTGCGGTTACGGTATAGACATAAATAATAATTAGATGATGATATTCTCGCTCTTCAGCTTTTCCAGGGCTTCCTGCAGTGCCTTCCCCTCCAGCTTGTAGAGCATCTTCAGGGCCATCTCATTCCAGATCAGGCCCGCGCCTTTGAGTGTTGTGACATTGGCCACCGTCTCGTTGAAATCCTCGGGCAGCCCATCCTGCCAGAGCACGGACACGGCCTCAACAGGAACAGCACCCACGAACCCTCGGGCCTTTTCGAATGCCGCAAACCTCTTGATTTCGGCCTTGGTAGTCGGATCGGCCACCATCTTCAGCCTATCCACCTTTTTCAGAGGGATGAAGAGCATCAGCTTCAGTGCTGTGCCCGAGACCTGAGCGCCAAGTTTCGCGGGCTCAAAGCAAGCCTCGGTGGTCTCAGAAAGCGCGTACAGCTGCTTGAGGCAGGTCTCAATCTCCTGGAAGGCCGCGGTAAGCTGTCCTTCCCATGTCACATAGCCAGGGTCGCCTGCGCCGGCGACTCGCTCCAAGACTCTTCTCTTGGAGTCATAGACCAAGGCCCCGGTCTCGGTCTTGCTGAAGGCACCAGAGTCTTCTGGCAGTACCAGGAGCGGTTCGCTATGAACATCGAGGATCCGGCCAACTCGCGTCAGACGGGCTTCCATGCGCTTGATGATGCTGTCGAGGTCGTGGTAGTCATCTACCAGCTTGCCCGAGGATGTGGCCAGGTTCTCGACCACAGACACAAGAGGCTCGTTAATACCTGTCTCTTTGATGGACACATTCTCCGGCCCTGTTATGATGTTGCCGGAAGCTGCTGAGACTACATACTCACGGCTCTCGATCCTGCCCGGATAATGAATCCTGCAGAAAAGCCTCCTCTGTTGTACATGCTCTACCACTTCTGGCTCTTCCAACCAGGCGATCAGGTGGGCTGTGGTCCGGCCAAAAGCATCACCAATAGGGAAGTACTTGGACGGGTGGACTACCTGCAACTTGCAGCCGGCTTCATAGTAGCCTTCGATGATGCCGTGCCCGAAGCGTGATACATCTATCTGCCTGGTGTGCTGCCGGTGCCAGTAATGCGTCCGATCTATGAAATCATCTACATACTTCTGCTCCGGGCTCTCTGGGTTCTCGGAGACGGCGGCCTTGGGCTGCTCACCAAAGAGGAAGTCGGCCCACAGAGTGGACAGCCTCTTATGCCAGTTCAGAATAATTATGAGCTTATTATATTCTGCAACCTGAGACGAGAAGAGCTTGAGGAGCACCTGGAAAACCTTTGTATGGTCCCCGTTGAATAGGGCTTCGTTCTGCTCGTATGTGGTCAGCCTGTCTTTTTCGCTTATGGGCGGCCAAGGCTTGCCAGGTTGCAGAACGGAATCTAAATCTCTTATCATAATAATCTCATCTGTCTAAGCTGCTTTGCGGCTTCTCGGGCGATGTAACGTGAACAATCACATGCATGGTCCGGGCTTCCTGAACCGCCTTTCTGGAACATGTCTATGCCTTGCTGCTGCTTCTTTTCGTCCCATAGGAGGTCATTGAGGCCCCAGATCGTCTTTTTGCAGTCCTTGAACAGCTTGAATTTTCCGAGACTCAGGAGCGTCGTGAGGTCCTCGATGCCTNNTGGACTGTCTGATCTCTCTTTGGAATCCCGGCTCTTCCGGAGGGACCAGGATCTTTGCAGGAGTCCTGCAATCGCCGTTCCAGTAGCAGAGCCTAGCCAAATCCTCGATATATTCAGCATTACTTTTCTGCTTGCGTTCTTCTTTTGAATCCCAGTAGAATTCTTTCAGACAGTACCAGACCCCGCCCGCCAACCCCCATAGCTGGGCGGCAAAGGGATTGGCTATGCCATAGTCCAGGCCGCAGAGGTACAATGTGAAGTTTTGAGGGACCTGCTCAACCACAAAACCGGCTTCTGGAAGCTCATCGAAGAAGCTGAATACCCGGCCTTCTGCAGCGGTCCTGAGGCCCAGGATGTTTCGCCTGTAGAGGACCGATCCTTCGGGATACTGGCTCTTTAGCCTAGCCTTCGCGTCCTCAGGAAGAGCTGGATTGTCGTCCAGTGTCAGGCGTAAGAAATAGAGCTTCCCCGCAGCCTGATAGGGATCTAGGATCTCCTGGTATATGGCATGGGTTGGAGTTGCGGGATTGTCGGTGAACCAGGCCTTAGAGCCTGTCCTAGAGAGCCTGTTCAGACCCTGCCAGACGAAGCTTAGTGGCATCAGGAGGACTTCGTCAAAGAAGATGCCCGCGAGCGTGACGCCCTGGATCAGGTCCTGTGAGGACTCGTCTTTGCCCCCGAAAATCCAAAATACGTTTGTGTGACCGCAATAACTGATAACCAGATGCGGCCCCTCAACCACGGAGAGCTTGTCCTGGACTGTAAACCCGGGCTCGGCGGCAAGCATCTGCTTGAGTGGCCGGACCAGATTTCTCCTGCAGGCCCCAATAGTCTTGCCACAGAAGGCGAACTCTTCACCGGTGAAGTTCTTCATCACCCACAGGACGAATGAGAAGCTTCCGGTGCTAGTCTTGGCCGATCGGATGGAGCCTTCCAAAAGGATGTATGCCAGGGCGGTGAATGGCGAGCCTTCCATCCACCATTCAAGGATTTTTCGCTGCTTGAGGCTCGGCCGTACCCACTGGAAGGTCATCCTTGAATGTCTCTTTCACGTCGGTCTTCAGCGTCGATAATAATGGGGATTCTTGGGAGGTACCGGGATGCTCAGGCACCTTACCAAGGATCTCCAGCACCTTAATCGCCGGGCTGATGCAAGTCCCGAATGCCTTTAGATCGCTTTTCCTGGCGGCTTTTGCCGCATCCAGACAAAGGCTATAGACCTCTTGAACGCACGCCTGAAGTTCCAGGCCCGATCTAACTTCTCCAAATTCTTGGGCATCCTGGATCTTCTTTGAGACATGTCCATATCGCACGTGATTTTTTATAGCCTGTATCGGATCTTTAGCTTTAATTTTGAATTTTTCAGCAATAGTGCGATACGGTGTTTTTTGGACTATCAATTTGTCTATCTGGTCGCGGTTTCGATGAGAACAGACTGAGCACGTCTTTACCATTCATTAAATCAATCCTTTTGAAATAGAGCCTTAGGCAGGGAGAATTAGATGGTTAATTGCTTCAGAATGTCATTGACCCAGCCAATAAATTTATCTAATTCCTTGGCAATTTCTGATGGTAATGCATATTTTATTGAAGGAAACCCTTTTTTTTATTCATATAAATCAATCCTTGATATAATGTTCTGATACCTAAGATTTTATATGAGATCCCCACATATAGTTGAGAGAGGTGAAGGCAGTATGAATCCCATATGCATCCTAATAATATTTACGTTGATGACATCAGCAATAGGCATCGAGCCTATGAAAATTACGAATAAATCGGATACAATTAGTCATAATAGTATAAATATTCCAGATAATGCTGTGCCTCTTTGCGAAAATATTTCTGTGAACAATACCACAAAAATCGTTTGGGGTGGAGAGGGGATTTCTATCAAAGGCTCAAATATTAGCTATCGTATTGAGACCGGTAAGTTGTCGATATCGGTTGATTGGTTAAATCATGAATTGAATATCTCA